GGGGGGGGGGGGGGGGGGGGGGGGGGGGGGGCAAGATCCGTGGGCGGTCCAGTGTATATATATATAAAACCCCCCTCTAAAAAAATATGTTGGTATTGGCCTTTCTTAGGGAGATCTTAGTAAGACAAAGTGTATATACTTAATGGACGCAAAATCATGTTAAGGCTTTTGTATTATGGAGCCACAGACGCAAAAGTATGTTAAGGCTTGACATAATATGTGAGTTCTGAAACAGTCTACGGATATGAGTATCTCTATATTGGATAAGACTGAGTGGAAGTGGAATGCGGACGAGGAGGAGTTTGATGCTTTCTGCCTGCCTGCTAGTGTGATGAGGGATAGCAGGATTAGCTGTAAGGCTAAGGTGATTTGGTCTTATATGAATAGTCGTCCTAAGTATTGGGACTTCTCTGCGAAGCGTATAGCGGTTAGTATGAAGGAGGGGCATCAGGCTGTGCAGGCTGCTATGCGTGAGTTGATAGAGTTTAAGTATTTGACTAGGAAGAGGCTGGCTGATGGCAGGATACGATATAGTCTTTGTTACAACCCTCCGCTCTTAACGGTGGAGGAGGCTCAGGATGTGTTAAGTCATAGTTTCCCTAGGAGCTTTGATGATGAGGACTTTATATGCACGGAGGAGGCTCGTAAGCTTTTAGTAGAGGCAGGGGTTGATAATGCTTCTAAGAGTGCTATTGAGTTCACTAAGTCTTGTAATGAGAGTCGGTTGCCAATGAATACGAAGACGTTTAGAAGCTGGCTTGGGCATGAGTTGCGCAAGGAAGCTTGACAAGTTGGATTTATTCTGATTGTGTCTCAGTAATGACAAACGAGAACACGGGTAAAGCAAATGATTTATGCAATATGAATAGCGAATATTTACACATAGACGGCCCGCACAGGGGGGAGGTTTGCAACACTAGCTGGCCCGAGATGACGGAGGAGCGTGAGGCTAGGGCGCAGGCAAGCGGAGGTGTGTTGCGCTGGCTTGTGGAAAGAACGTCTGGAGAAGTGGAGGACTGGGAATCTCTTGATCGGACCATGTATTGGACTCATTGGCTTAATGGGAAGTCGGTGCTTTCTGTATCTAGGGATCCGTTATCTAAGGTAGAGATTGGTGAGAGTGCCGAGTTTGCTGCGGCAATGGGGTTAATGGTAATAGAGAACAGTATGCGTCCAATGGGGCCTGTAAACGTGCAACACTAATATGAGCGAGAACACGGAGATTGAGTTGAAGCAACGGATGGATGATGGAGAGGAAGTAGTATGATTGCACTAATTTTAACATTGGTCTTGGTAGAAATCTTATTTGCTTTATTCCTTTTTTCACCTTGGACTGCCGACGGATACACAAATGGTAAACACCCCAACCTAGACGATGAGCGAAAACACGGAGATTGAGTTGAAGCAAAGTATGGATGATGTAGAAGAAACTAATGTAGAGTTACAGAAGCTACTTGAGGAGAGTAAGGTGGACTTACAGAAACTTAAGACTGAGGCTTTGTCGAATCTATTGCAAGAGGAGCAGGAGCGTATGCTTCCACATGCCATTGTAAACAAACACCCACAGAGGTGGATGAGTGCTGCTGCTATGTTTATGCAGGGGGCTGGCGTGTTTGAGGTTAGACAGAAGTTCAACCTGCACAACGATGCTGCGAGGAGAATCAATGGTTTGGTTAAAACCTCTGACGAGTGTAAGTTGTTTATGCGTGAGCGTGCTATGAGTTTAGCCAACACGATTGAAGACATCAGTATGATTGGTGATAAGATTGCAGCTACGTTTCTAGACGGCTCAGAGGCCGCACAAGCGAAGATTGATGCAGCCGAGACCAAAGACCTAACCAACCTAGCCTTGGCTCAGGAGAAGCTTTACAGGACGTTCAGCAACGTCACTGGTAACAATGTTCAGCGCATTGAGGTTAAGCATATCACAACGCCAGAGGAGGCTCAGGATTTTGATTAACTCATTGCCCGAAGCGGACGTAGAGGAAGTTACGGATATATAATGGCTAACTGGTCAAAGCATCCAATTCTCAAGGTTCCAACCAGGGGGGCAGCTACAGAAGCTCCTTACGGAGAAGGGGGCACAGGCTGTCCACGACGTATGGAAGGCTAGAGAGGATGCAATAGCTTTGTCTAACTCTGATCCACTGAATCATGGGTTTGAGTTAGATCACTGGAAGAAGATGGACATGCTGTTGGAAAAGTATGACACTGTTTTCGTAAGTGGAGGGAATCGTTCCGGGAAAACTGAAGGAGGGGCTAGGACGGTAGTCAAGGCTGCCTTGGAGAATCCCAACTCTGAGATTGTATGTTTTGCACAAGACCATGATGCTTCGGTTCGTATTCAGCAGAAAGCCATTTTTCCGCTACTTACCTCCAGAGTTTAAGCAGAAGCAGAAGGGGCAGGTTGAGTATTTGAACTATACGGCTAAGAATGGATTTACTGGTGACTCATTGATCCTGCCTAATGGTTCTGCGATATACTTCCACACCTACTCTCAGTTCATTAGTAATCGAACTAAGTTTGAAGGTTATGAGACTGGTTCTCTTACACCAAACTGGGTGAACATAGGTGTATGGTTGGACGAGTATTTGGAGGATGGTGACTTGGTTGAGACGTTCCGTTTCCGTCTAGCTACACGCAACTCTAAGATGCTTCTGACCTTCACACCAATTGATGGTTACACACCCTTCGTAGCAGAGTTCCTAAAGAACGCAGAAACCCTAGAAACTAGGAGGGCAGATTTACTAGGAGGGGAAGAGGTTCCATTTATACAATACAGTCCGAATAAGGAGGCTGGTATTATTTACTTCCACTCTATCTTAAACCCCTTCGGTGGTTATGAGCGTATAGCTAAGGAGCTAAAGAACGACTCCAAGGAAGTGATTATGACTCGTGCCTACGGCATTCCAGTGAAGTCAATGAACACATTGTTCCCAGACTTTAGCACATCTGTGCATTGCATTGACAAGCTACCTACCATTACCAAGGAGACGCATACAGTCTATCAGGTGGTTGACCCTGCTGGAGCAAGGAACTATGTAGCTATTTGGGCTGCTGTGGATAAGAAGGGGTATGTCACCATATTGAGGGAGTGGCCAGACCGTGATAGCTATGGAGAGTGGGCAGTGTTCGGAGATCCTCGTTGGAAGTTTGGCCCTGCTTCTAAGAAGCTAGGCTACGACATTCAGTCCTACGTGGATGAGTTTACAATGATTGAGAAGGAGATGGGGGTTGAGGTGTTTGAGCGTATAGGGGACTCCAGATACTTTGCTAGAGAGAATGAGGACAACTCTGATTTGTTTGAGAGCTTTGCGGACAAGGGGATGTTCTTGTCCCTTCCAACGGAACGGACATCGACACAGGCATCAATGCTCTGGACGCATGGATGAAGTATAACAAGAACCTGCCCGTAGATGAGGCCAACAGACCTATCCTTCAGATACACAGCTCCTGCGGCAACCTTATCCACTCCCTAGTCAACTGGGGGCATAAGGGTAAGGCAGACGAGCCACTGAAGGACTTCGTGGACGTCATTAGATATTTAGCAACACACAATGATGGATATGGCCCAGACTTCGTGTCTGATGCTAGCTTTCAAACAACGATGAGAAATAAGGGAGGGTATTGATATGGCAAAGAGAAAATTAACACAACTGGCTGAGGACTACGGCAAATCATTTGAGGAACTTTATGATTTAGCCGTCAACAACTTTGAGGAAGACATGCTGTCTGGTCGAGGTCGTAACACGTGGGTGGATGAACGAGGGCAAGACCTATTGGATGATATGATAGCTATGCCAATGGAAGACTGTGGTAAGGTTTATCGTGGCAAGGTTTTTACATGAGTGCCCAAACAAGCAATTACGTCAATGGTTCATCACCGAGACAGAAGCTGTAAGGTTCCTGTAAAAATCCATAAGCGCATGATTGGAAAACTATTGGGTAAGGTGATATACTTTGAGGAAAAGTGGGATGGAGACAGCCCAACCTACTCAATGGGGTAAAAACGATAGTTGCATTATATGTTACACTAATAATTTAATATGCCTGACGATTCTAACTTTGAGGAGCTTACATACGTAAGCAAGAAACCAAACGTCAAGTCTTTGCGATATGCCTACGACCAAACCGTTGTAGAGCTAGAGGCTTACTTTGATCTGTGCCGCACATCCTACGATGACCGCCGTAACTGGTGGCCTGGGAAGAGCCGTGACCTGCGTAAGCATGGCGCCGACGCATTCCCGTGGGAAGGAGCAGCCGACATGGAGAGTCACGTCATTGATGAACGTGTCACCAAGTTGGTTTCTTTGTTTATTTCCTCGATGAAGCGTGCCAACGTCCGAGCCTTTCCCGTAGAGGCAGGAGACATGGCTCGCTCCAAGGTGGTTTCTAACTTTATGAAGTGGATGGTATCTTCGGGCTACATTCCACGCTTTGCCCGTGAGATGGAGCTAGGGGCTAATTATTTCCTAGAACGCGGCATCCTCATTACTTACGTAGGCTGGCACCGAGAAGATCGACGCTTCCTACAAAAACTAGATCTAAAATCAGAATTGCTCAGTTGTCTCCAGAACTTGCGGAGATGGTTCTTAATGGCGACAATGATGAAGAGCTAGTTGAATTACTTCGGGCTACATTTGACGGCGTTACAACCAAGAAGGCCAAGCGTGCGATCAAAGAATTACGAAAGAGTGGTGCAGCAGAGCTACCTGTTGTCCGCCGTCAAGTGGATGCCCCTGAGGTTAAGACCTTAGCCCCCGATGGGGACTTCATGTTCCCTCCCTATGTCACAGACCCACAGCGTGCCCCCTACTGCTTCTGGCGCACATACTACACAGCGCAGGAGCTAGAGAACAAGATTGTAACTGATGGATGGGATTCTGACTTTGTTGACCATGTTATTGATAAGTATCGTGGGGTAAACATTGATAGCATTGAGCGTGAGCAAGAGGGGTCGTCGCTCTACAAGCCTCACAGACAACGCTTACGAGGCCAATGAGCTCATTGAACTTGTCCATGTATACCAACGCCTCATTGATCCAGAGGACGGCTCTGAGGGCATTTATGAGACTGTAATACACAAAGACTTCGACGGAGATGATGGTTTAGGCATTCCATCCTACGCTAAGTTTGAGTTGATGAACGGTTACGAAGACTACCCAGTAGTTGTAACTAAGCTCTCTGAGGACTCCAAGCGTCTCTATGACGCGCAGACCATCCCAGACATTCTACGTGGCATACAGCACCAAGTTAAGATTGAGCGTGATTCACGCATTGATCGTAACAGCATTGCCACCCTTCCTCCGATTATGCACCCAGTGGGCAATAGTCCAAAGGACTGGGGGCCTGGTCGGATGATTCCGTATCGCCGTAAAGGTGAGTTTTAGTTTGGCCCAACCCCTGCCTACAACGGTGGCTCTGTTGAGATGGAGCAAACCATGGAGCGTCAGGCTGATGCAATGGTTGGTTTGGACATGGAAGACCCGATGAGCCAGCTACGCAGGCAATTCCTCGTAGACAAGTTCCTTGAGCATTGCGCTGAGGTTCTACGTTTGGCTTATCGCTGCTTCCAGCGTTTTGGGCCAGACAGTATTTTCTTCCGTGTCACGGGAAGCCCCGACCCACAACAGTTTGATAAGGGCAACCCAGACGAAAACTTCGACATCCTAATTAGCTATGACGTTCTTAACACCGACCCAGAATCTCAAGAAAAGAAGCTTAACCAGCTTGTCTCGCTTACGCAGTTGGATAGAAACGGGCGTATCAGCATTGACCGCCTCCTTGAAATCGCTGCTTCTAGCATTGATCCTGTTCTTGCGGACGCAGTTATGCAGCCTGGAGACGAAGCTCAAGAGCAAGTGGTCAAGCAAGTAACGGATGACCTAGCCAAGATATTTGCAGGTATTGAAATGCCGGCACGTCCTAATGGTGCTCAAGTAGCCCTACAGGTTATACAGCAGTATGTGAGCCAGCCAGACGTAGCACAACGCGCACAGGGTGATGAAGCCTTTGCTGGACGTTTACAGAAGTATGCAGGCCAATACACGTTCCAGCTACAGCAAGCACAGAACGCACAGATTGGTCGTGTAGGCACAGCCCCCGCACAAATGGGAGAAGTTCAAACTCAAAACATACAGCAGTAAAACATGGAAGACGACATTAAAGCCCTTAGCAATCACGAAACATTTGCACGCTTCATTCAGTCCATTGAGGCTGCACGGGAACAAGCAATTGGTGATATAGGAGCCGCTAGTACAGAACATATACAGCAACTAGCTGGCCGCATCGTAGCTTATGACGACATCCTCAAGATGGTTAATTGGGAGGCGTTGCGTATGCGCCACCAAGAAGCTCTTGTATAGCGTGTTATTATAAATTTATCGCAATCATCCAGCGTATACGGATGGACAAAATATGACAGATAATCACTCAACCGATAACGCCGAGTCGGAACCAAGTTCGGTGGCAGCAAATATATCAGTGTCCGAGTTAGCCGCTCGACGCTTAGGTGGTTCTTCTCAAGAAGCCCCCGAGGAAGTTTCCGCGGAGGAAGTCTCCCCCGAAGAACCATCCGTTGAATCAGAGGAAGAAGTTGAAGAAGTTGTTGAAGACGTAGATGAGAGTTCTGCGGAAGAGACAGAAGAATCAGAATCCTCCGAAGATGTTCTTTCACAGATTGACCTTGACGAAATGTCCGAATCGGACTTACGCGAACTAGGCAAAAAACTAGGAAGCAAAGCTGTCGAACGCTTTGGTAAACTCACTGCACAGCGTAAAGCTGCTGAAGAGGAGTTAGCCAAACTACGAGCCAGCCTAGCAGAAGCCGACAATGACCCACTGAAAGGGACGCAAGAGGTAAAGAATAACCCATATGGAAACATTGATTCCCTGGAAGGTATTCAAGCTAAAGCGGACGAAGTAAATGGTATCATTGAATGGGCTGAAGATGTCCTGTTTAATGCTGACGGGTATGGCCCAGAAGATGTCGTCACGGAAGTGGAAGGTCAGGAACTAACCAAGGCAGACGTGCGCAAGAGCTTGCTCAATGCACGCAAGAGCCGCGACAAGTTCCTCCCTGCACAACTCAAGACCCTTCAATCCAAGCAACAAGGCAAGCAACTCAAAGAAGCTTTTACTGCAAAAGCAACTGAGGAACTTAG